ATGAAAAGCATTTACACAATAAATAGTGGTCGTGATAATAAGATGTTTTGCCTTTACCATACGTTTGATGAGTATTCATCTTATGGAATGTATGAAAAAACCATTCACATTACTAATCTTTCTACAGATTATGATAAAGCAGTTATAGTTGCTAAGTGTCTTTATGAAACTCACAAAGATACAAATTCAAAGTTACATATTCCTCACAAATGGGAATTAGAAGAAATAACTAGAGATGGAACTGCTGATAAAAAAGTAGAACCAATAGTTCAAGAAACCACAAAGCCAGAAATAGAATATCCTTTAAGTGAAAAGGTTGCCAATGTAGGCGAAACAAAAAAACTTACATTAGGTGTTACCGATAGTTTTACTTTTGATGGTCGTTTTGGCAGGTCGCTTTGCACTAAATTTATTGATGCAGACCACGATATATTTATTTCTTTTAGCCAATCTAAATTTATGTGGACATTAAATGTTGGCGATACTGTTTATTGTACTGCTGAAATAAAAGGTCATAAGCAAGAATATGACGAAAATGACAATACTATTTATGAAACTTATTTAACTAAGATTAAGGGGGTAAACTAATGGATATTAGATTTTATAGAGAAGAAAGTTCTAAAGAACTCGGTATCAAAGCAGATTGTCGTTACATAGTTGTTAGTAAAGACCATAAAGAGCCTTATAAGTTGATGCCTTATACAATTTACTATTTAGATGACACTAGATGTTATATTGCTGTTAAAATTATAGAAGAAAATCGACTTACTATAGACCCTATCTTAAATTCTAGTGAAATAGATCATCTTGGAAATCAAAAAGAATATGAAGCATTTAATACATTAAAAGATGCTAAAGAATGGATTTATTACGATATTAAGGGAGCAAAATAATGAATAAACTACCTAAAATTGGAAATACAGAACTCTATACTGTTAGGGTTCTGAATATGTCTGTGGCTCAATACTATGGGGTTGTTAAGGAGTATAATGAAATAGTGGTTGCAACCAGAGAATTAAATAAAAAAGAGTTAGAAAAGAATGGAGATAAAGGAGAATTAAATCTTTATTATTCAGTTAGATATAACTTAAACAAATTAGTATTAGAAAAATTAAAGGGGGGAAAATAATGATCAAATTTAATGATAATGAATGGAAGTTTATTAAGCATTGTTTAAAGGATTATAAAAATGGTCTTATAATCGCTCACTATGGTAAAGAGCCAGTTGTAGGTTCAGTAAAAGAAAACGAATTTACTGGTTATCATAAGTTTCAGTTAGTTAAAAGTATTCTTGATAGATTAGAGGGGGAAAATAATGATTAAATTTCTTAAAAATTATGGTGTTTATCTTTTGGAATTTATGGTTTTTGGAACTATAGGTTTCTGTTTATTAATGTTTTTTTTATAGACCTAACCAAAGAAATAATGTAGGTTTATAAATGATTTGGAGATCAAAAATGTATAAAACAATTTCAATAATTTTCGTTCTGGTGTCTATGGGGGGGTGTTCTACAATGCCAATAGTAGATAGCAGGGGAAAATCATCTGCAAATATCAAAGGCGATATGAACAGATTTCATGATGACTATTTTACTTGTAAAAGCCTAGTTGAAGATCAGACCAGTGCAGGTTGGAACATAGGCAAAACCATCTATAATAATCTTAGATGGAAAGTATTGTGGTTAAGTCCAAAATTAGACACTCGCACAGACTTCGTTAATAGATGTCTTGAGGGTCGTGGCTATAATGTAATAAATAAATAGAGGATAAAATGGCTAATATAATAGATAAAATTTATGATAATACTAAAGATGGTGTTCCTAACTATTCAATAAATCTAATTGATGGAACTAGACTGTACTATAGGGGTGTAATAATGAACCCTATGCCAAAGTCTGGTGATGCTATCAACTACACTATAATGAATGTTAAAACGTCAGCAAATGGCAATCAATATACTAACGTAAAAGATGTTCAAATTGATGATAATAATGTTCAGCAAAATAATGCACCTCAAACATTAGGTAATGTGGTTAATAATTCAAACTTTAAACCACCTGCTAATGGTTTCAATAAAGGCGATACACAAAGATTAGATATTTTTGTAACTCGTATTGTTGGCAGGTCTATGGGTTCTGGGCATTTTAGTGTTGAGGATATTGAAAAATTAACCAGAAATGCAGTAAGTGCTTTTAATGAAAACCTCCAAAAATTATACAAAACTATTTGCCGACTTTTGTGGGTATCATGCAGACGATATTCCCATCTGTTGTGGTTGCTTTAGACAGCAAGCTGTAGATATACATCATTTAATACCGAAAGGCATGGGTGGGGTTAAAAACAACAGATTAAATAGAATTGATAATTTATTTCCAGTTTGTAGGTCATGCCATGATTTGGCACATAAAGATAAGTCTATAAACAAGGAATGGATAGAAAAGTTAAAGGAAAGAATTTATAATAAAGAGTGGGGTGATTTATATGACAATAAAAAATGAAATAAATCTAAATAGTTTTGTTATTCATTGTAAGGAAACCAAATATTACAATGTTAATATTAAAGCCAGAAATTATGAGGAAGCAGAAAAAAGGTGGAAAAATATTGCTAAAAGGCGAGATTATCAAACCCTGCATAATGAAATAGAAGTAATCAGCATAAGTGAGGAATTAATGGAGTTAAAAAGTGAATAATTGTAATTTTGATGGCAGACTTGCAAAAGATGCCGAATTAAAAGAAGTAAGTGGATATAATGTTTGTAATTTTTCTATAGGAACTAATGTTGGCTATGGGGATAACAAAAAGACTTTATGGGTAGATTGTGCCATCTGGGGAAAGCAAGGTGAGGGAGCAGTAAAGTATCTTCTAAAAGGTCAGCAAATATTTGTAAATGGCGAGTTATCCACAAGAGAATATGAAAAAGATGGTGTAAACAAAACTATTCTTAGCTTAAAGGTTAATAGCTTTTCATTTGGTGCAAAACCTGCACCTGCTCAAACTAACAATATTCCAAGTTTAGATGATGAGATACCATTCTAATGAGTGATATTTATCTAGTAGATTTTGAACCAAACAAACTATCTTATCAGCAGGAAGAACTAGGTATTACATTTGCTGATTTAGATACTGCTGTAGAATTAATGAAAAAAGAAGAAAAAATGATTGTTGCAGAATTAACAGTTTACTTCAGCAGACAAGGTGGTTACAAAAATATAACCGAATTAAATGGTTTAATTTATTCGGACACAAAGTTTAAGGATTATTTTGATAGATACGAAATGACCTTAAAAAAAAGGAATCAAGCTAAAATTAGATTTGAGTCCTTTAAAGCCTTTCGTGATGACCTAAGAACTAAGGTTGTTAATGAAAGGGAAATGGCAAAACATAATTTATAGAAAGGATTATTATGTCAAATACACAAAAAGAAAATGTTCTTAATCACTTAAAAAGTGGTAAATCAATAACACCATTAGAAGCATTACAAGAATATGGCTGTTTTAGACTAGCAGACAGAATCTTTGTTCTAAGGCAAGATGGTTATAATATAATCACAAATAACATCACCGAAAATGGCAAAACTTTCGCTGAATATACTTTGTTAAGCAGTACATTGTTAAAGGAGAAAGATTAATGTTGAATAGAGATGGGATAGTCTTGGATAAGGTAATTAAGTATTTGCAAGATAGTGTGAAACGAAATGTACAAACGATGTTTGACCCTAAGATTGGTATTCATCGTAATTTGTCAAGAGATTTGCTAGACAAGATCGATTTTTGGATAAAGGAGAAAGATTAATGTCAGATAAATATAATCTTGAGGAAGAATTAAACCAAAGAGAATTAGACCAAGACAAAGAAAAAGAAACTGCAATGTTTAAACATTTAGCTGATATAGGTGTAATGGATAAATTAGTTTTTGCTCTAAATGAATATATCATTAAGTTTGGCAGGACTAGCAATGTTCACGATCAATGTTTTGATTTAAAGCTACAAGTTCTTGAAAATAAAAAACATCTTCAAGAATGGATTGAAAAAATATGATAGAGCATTTTGAAAAGTTTAATGATTATGGAAAGGGTTTACTTCCATTGTCATTTAGTCATCTTAATGAATTTGCTTTTTATCGTGAAAGGTGGGCATTAAGGCGAATATTTGGTTATCAATTCCCAACATCTGCACCTGCTATTAGAGGTCAAGTTGTTGAATCTGGTATCAATATGTTTCTTAATGGAATTCCTATTGAAGAAGCTAGTGAAAAAATGATAGCTGAATATGATGCTAATTGTTTAGAGATAAATGACCCCAAAATAGATGATGAAAGGGCAAACCTAGTTCCACTATTAGAATTAGGTACTAAAACCTTTCAAGAGTATGCTTATAGGTGGACTTTATTGAACTATCAAAAAAAGGTAGAATTAGATATAAAAGGTATTCCATTTATAGGATATACCGATTTTCATTTTGAAGATAAAAACACTAAAGAAGATTTTTTTATTGATTTGAAAACATCTAAACTTTTACCTCAAAAGATAAGTATTTCCCATGCTATGCAACAAGCTATTTATCAAAAGGCAACTAATGCTAAGCAGATATTATGGTATCTTAAAAACCCTACTAAAACTAAAGATGCTGAATATATTGCTATGTCATTAGATGATTATGTGATGCCTATGAAAATATGTGAACACATAGTTGAAGTTATGGGTAATTACTTAAAAACTGTTAATAGTCCAGATGACGTTAAAAACTCTTTGATACCAAATCCAGATAATTGGATATGGAAAGAAGAAACTGTTTTAAATGCCAGAAAAGAAGTCTGGGGATATTAAACCAAAAAATCCCTTTAGGTTTTTGCCTAGAGGGATTATAATAAACTAAATAGATTTGGAGATCATAATGTTTATAGACGAAAATTCAAAACCTAGAGAGAAATTAAAAGCATGGTATCTTTTCACAGAAGATTTCATTGCAGGTACTCAAGCCTTAACAAATGAGGAAATAGGCATATATATTAGATTGCTTTGTTATAACTGGAACAAAAGATGTTCTGGAATACCATGCGATAATATGAAATACTATAGGATAGCTAGTTGTTTTACAGAAAGTGAAAAAGAAAGTTGTCATAAAATTTTAGAACAATTTTTTATCCAAGTTGGGGAACATTTCCAAAATGAAAGACAGTTACAAGAGTATCTATTTATAACAAGAAGAATGGAAGCATCTAAGGAAAATGGCAAGTTAGGTGGTAGACCAAAAAAACCTAGCCTAGAACCTAGAGTAAAACCTAAAGGTAACCTAGACGAAACCCCTCCTACCCCTACCACTACCCCTACCACTACTAAAACCACTCAAATAGGTTATAATCCCTTTTTTCATAAGTTTTGGAATAAGGTTTCCAATAAAGTGAGTAAGGGAATAGCTGAAAAGAATTTTATTAAGCTAGAACCAGAGTGGATAGAAAAAGCAGAAGAACTAGCAGATATGTATAATAAATATTATAATTCTGTTGAGGATAAGCAATTTGCTAAACAACCTGCTTACTGGTTATCAGCTAAAAAGTATGAAGATGAAAAACCAACTAAAAAAGAAGAACTTAAAACAGACCAGTATTCTATGAGGTTAAAAGTCTTTAAAGAAGCTGTTGATAATAAAAAGGGTAGTGCCTTTGTACACAAATATGCAAAACAACACCCCTATGACGTTCAAAGAGCCATTAATGAGGGTGCATTTACCAGAGAAGAAGCCACTATTTATTTAGACATGGGGAGTTGGGTTTAAATGTTTTTAGATAATGGTTTGTCAAAAGATCAACAAGAGCAAATGGATAATGCTTATGAAACTTTAATGTCAGACGTTAAAAACATAAATCCTAAGTTGTATCAAACACTTAGATCAACAGAACTCACAGAAAAAGATGTTTATAAGCTAATTAAAAGCAATAATAAAAACATAATAATAAATGATAAAGAACAATTTGAATTTTTTGGAGATAATTCATGAATGTAATAGATATTAGAAATCCATTAGAAAAGAAAAGGCAAACATATTTAGCTTTTTACAAAGATGGTATTTATGATGGTATATTAAATCAAAAGCCAGACCCTAGAAATAATTCATCAGCTTATTATAAAAAAGGTTTTGATGATGGTTTAAAGTTGTTAGAGTTAATTAAAGAATATGATCTTGGAGAATAGAATGTATGTAAATAGTGAAGTTAAAAATAGTTATTATGGTTTAAAAAAGGTTTTTAGAGATTTTAAAAATAAAAAAAAAGAACCACAAATAGAAGATGAGGGTAAATTTGAAGATGTACCCAAAGAACTATCAGATAAAGACAAAGAGGGTTCTTATAAGTTTACTAGTTATATGAATTATTATTTGGGTGTTAAGTTTGACCAAGATAAGGATTTAGAAGTGCAACCATCTGGAGTTACTGCTAAAAATAGAGGTTACGATTATGCTAATGCAAAGTTTGTAGGGAGTTTAGACTAATTTAAGAGGTGCAATCATACCATAGGGTTAGTTAACCCCTGCTCTATGGCTCTTAAATCAAGCCTAAAATGTATAAAATATAAAAATATGTAGCTTTTTTAGAAATAATTATATAAATCTTAATTACCTAACTATGGGGTAAATAGGAATGGCAAGACCAAAAAAATATAATATCGATACTAAAGAAGTTGTTAAGTTAGCATCTTATGGGTGTACAAATAAAGAAATAGCAGACTTTTTTGGTTGTTCAGCAGACCTTTTAGAAAAGAGTTATTCGGAATTTCTTAGAAAAGGGAAAGTTGACGTAAAAATAAGACTAAGACAACTGCAATGGGCATCTGCTGAAAATGGCAATGTTACAATGCAAATCTTTCTGGGAAAGAATATGTTAGGTCAGCAAGATAAGATAGAGCAAAATGAATTAGAAGAACCTTTAGTCTGGTCATCAGATTAATGGCATTAACCAAACCACAAAAGAAAGTAATCAGTAATGAATCAAGGTTTAGGGTTCTTGTTACTGGTAGGCGATTTGGTAAAACATTCCTAGCTATTAATGAATTAGCTAAGTTTGCCAGTAAGCCTAATCAAAGAGTTTGGTATGTTGCACCAACTTATAGACAAGCTAAAGCTATATGTTGGAATGTATTAAAAGAAAAAATGATATATCACAAATGGGTTAAGAACATAAATCATAGTGATTTGACTATTACCCTTAAAAACAATTCAACTATTACACTTAGGGGAAGTGATAATGAGCAATCATTAAGAGGTGTTGGATTGAATTTTTTATGTATTGATGAGTTTGCAGACGTTAATCAAGAAGCATGGTATGAAGTATTAAGACCTACATTATCAGATACAAGTGGTCATGCTTTGTTTTGTGGAAGTCCAAGAGGATTTGGTAACTGGTCATATGAGTTATTTAAACAAGGTGAAACTAATAAAGATTGGAATAGTTTTAAATATACTACTTTAGAGGGTGGTCAAGTCTCAGATGAGGAAATAGAACAGGCTAAACAGGATTTGGATATAAGAACATTTCAGCAGGAATATGAGGCTACTTTTGTTAATTATTCTGGAATGATTTATTACAATTTTAACAGACAAAAAAATATTATAGATAAATTTGATAAAGAATACCCAGTATTACATATTGGATTAGATTTTAACGTAGACCCAATGACTGCTGTTGTTTGTTACATAGAAAGAGAAATCATAATTGTAATTGATGAAATACAAATCTATTCATCAAATACCCAAGAAATGTGTGAAGAAATCAGAAATAGATACAAAAATAAAAAGATAGTTGTTTACCCAGACCCTAGTGCTAGGCAAAGAAAAACCTCTGCAGGTGGATTTACTGACATAAGTATATTGAAAAATGCAGGATTTGATGTAAAATGTAGAAATACAGCACCTCTTGTGAGGGATAGGATTAACTCAGTTAATTCAAAACTTAAAAATGTTAATGGTAAAAATAATCTGTTTATTCTAAAATCTTGCAAAAATGTAATAAAAAGCATAGAAAGACAGATATACAAAGAGGGAACACATATACCAGATAAGGATAGTGGATACGACCACATGAATGATGCTCTTGGGTATTTAGTTGAGTTTAATTTTCCCCTTAGACGGAATTTTGTTGCAAGCCCTCCTAAGAGGTGGAGTTGATGAACAAGGAATTTCTACACAATAAACATGATTTATGGCATCAAAATATATCTAACTGGGAGTTTTATATTCGCAGTTACTTAGGTGGTAATGATTATAAAAATGGCTATTATCTTCATAGATATATATTAGAAACGCCAGAAGAATATGACCAAAGAGTAAGGCATACACCAGTAGATAATCATTGTAAGAATGTTGTGCAGATATACACTAGTTTCCTTTGGCGAGTGCCACCTTCAAGAGATTATGGCGATTTAGATGGTGACCCACAATTAGCTTCATTTATAGAAGACGCTGACTTAGATGGTAGAAACTTTAATACTGTGATGCGAGAAGTTCAGATGAACGCTAGTATTTATGGTAATTGTTGGGTAGTAATTGATAAACCTCAGTCTAATGCTAAAACAAGAGCCGAAGAATTAGCTCAAGACATAAGACCTTATGTTTCAATATATACACCAGAGAATATTGTTAACTGGAATTATAAAAGGTCAGCTAGTGGTAGGTTTTATTTAGATTTATTGGTTGTCATAGAAGATGTTAATTCAGAAAGAGCAATCATTAAAGTTTTTACTGAGGAAAGTATACTTACATATGAGTTTGAGGACTACACAGAAGAATATACAGACAAAGAACCTAAACTAATTGAGGAAGTACCAAATGCTATAGGGGTTATTCCTGCAGTTAATGTTTATAATTTAAGAGGTGCTAAAAGACCTATAGGTATAAGTGATTTGGCTGATGTAGCTTATTTACAGCAATCTATTTATAATGATTACTCAGAAAAAGAACAATTAATTAGATTAGCTAATCACCCTAGTTTAGTAAAAACACCTAATGTAGAAGCTAGTGCAGGGGCAGGTGCTATCATAGAAATACCAGAGGATTTAGATTCAGCTTTAAAACCTTACATTATCCAACCTAGTGGTCAAAACCTAGAGGGTATTATGAAGTGCATACAAACAAAAGTTGATGCTATTGATAGAATAACACACATGGGTTCAGTAAGAGCTACAGGTTCACAAATAGCAAGTGGTATAGCCTTACAAACAGAGTTTCAGTTATTAAATGCTAGATTATCAGAAAAAGCCGATTATTTAGAAAATGCAGAAGAACAAATATGGGATTTATTTGCTAAATGGCAAGATAAACAATGGAATGGCTCAGTAAATTATCCAGATACATTTGATATTAGAGATTGGGCTAATGATTTACAATACTTACAAATGGCTAAAGCTAGTGGCATAAAATCAGAAACCTTTAACAAAGAAATAGATAAGCAAATAGCTGAGGCAGTCATAGATGATAATGAAACTATGAAAACAATTAACGATGAAATAGATGCTACCAGAACTGTTAGAGGTCAATTCCAAACAACAGAAGTAGAAGGGCAAACAGTTGGCGAAGAAGAAAGTTAGAAAAGTACCTAAAGATAAAAAAACGAAGATACCTAAAAAATATTTATCTGGGTTAAAGGGTGCTAAAAGAAATGAAAGAGCTAGGCTTATAAAGCAAGTAAGCAGATTGTATAAATCTGGTGCAAGAATACCTTTAGCTTTGTTAAAAAGGAGAACTGGCTAATGGCTGTAAAAAGAAAACCATTATCTGCTATAACTCTCAAAACATTAAAGGCTAAGGCTAAAAAATCTAAACTATTTAATTTAGCTGATTTAAAAGCATCATTTCGTAGAGGACAAGGAGCTTTTTTGTCTGGTGGAAGTAGACCTAAAATACCTATGCAAGCGTGGGCTATGGCTAGAGTAAATAAATTAATAAGCAAAGGTAGGTCTGGAACATTTGATAAAGATATTATTTCAAGGGCTAGTAAAAGAAAGAGGAAAAAGAAATGACTTTTGCAAGTATCAATAATGCCCCTTTTGGCTTGGCTTTACAGCAAGGTTTAGTTAATCGGTTTAGTGGTATTCATAAGTTTGGACTTAATACTGCTGTTGGTACATCTTTTGAAACTATATGGGATGGCAATAATACTTACACATATCCATCTTCAGCAGGAACAGCCACAGCTACCTCAAGTAATACTGGTGCTGATAATAACGGAACAGTAGAAATACAAGGATTAGATGAAAATTATGACTTGGCTACAGAAACATTAACAATAGGTGGTAGTGCAGGAACAATTACATTTAGCAGGGTATTTAGAGCAATAATGAAGACTGCTAATACAGGTACTGCCAATGTTGGTGATATATCTATTACAGTTTCATCAACTATAGTAGCAAAGATAACAGCTACCTATGGGCAAACCTTAATGTGTGTTTATACAGTCCCTAGAAACTATGTAGCCTATCTTATGCAATTAGACGTAGGTAGTTCTAAAGATTTGGAAAATGAAATCAAATTTATGACAAAAGAAATATCTAATGGTAATGTCTGGAGAACTAAAGCATTTATAACAACTAGAGGTGGATTTATAGAAAAGAATTATGTTGTTCCAGTTAAGATAGAAGAAAAAACAGATATTGAGTTACAGGGCAAAGCTAGTGCAAATTCTGCTATATCAGCAGGTTTTGAGCTTGTTTTACAAGATAAAAATGAGTGATGATATAAATTATATAATATGTCCTAGATGTAAAACATATGCGAAAGAAACAGAGCTTAAAGATGTTTATAAATGTATTGGTTGTGGTTTAATAATTAACGAAAGATTAGACGATAGGAAAGAAGATGGCAAAGTATAGAGGTAAAGAAGTAAAGCTAAATAAACCTTTTAGGCTATCTACTGCTGAATCTAAACGTAAAAAGTTTGGTGTTTATGTAAAAAACAAAGCTACTGGAAATGTTAAAAAGGTAACATTTGGTGCTAGAGGTATGTCTATTAAAAAGAATATACCTGCAAGGCAAAAATCTTTCCTAGCTCGTATGGGTGGCGTTTTAAAAGAAGTAAAAGGGCAAAAAACTCTAAGTCCTGCATATTGGTCTATAAGGGCATGGAAAAAAGACTTTCCATTATGATAAATGTCCAGAATATTAGATAAATTAGCTGACCAACATGAAGAACGAATTATAAATGTTTTATATCGTTTAGAAGAAGATGTTATCAAAGAAGTAACTAGAGCCACTAAAGGGGAATTAGTTTCTCAAAGATTAGCAATACAGCTACAGCCAAAAATCAGAACACTTATTGAATCTACATTTTTAAATGAAGCTGATTTAATTATTAATGAGGAATACAATAAAATAGCAAAAGTTGTATTAGATACTTTTGGCGAGATGCCTATTCCCAATAAATTTAAATCTTTAACAGAAGTTGACTTGGCTACAATTAATGCTCTTAAAACTCAGACATTTAGTGGTTTTGAGGATATAGCTGAAAGGTTTTTAAAAGTTATAAATGATGAGGTTTATCAAAGCACAATAGCAGGAAGACCTTTTGAGGATATGGTCAAGAATATTAGACAGCATATTAATGGCATTTATCAACAATCAAACACTCGTGAAATAAATGAATTAGTTGATTTTATTAACGAGAATAAATTTGATAATGCTAAAAAAACCCAAGTTGATGAAGCGATAAGTAAACTGCATACACAATATGCATCAGATAGAGCAGGGAATAACCTTAGAAGATATGCAAGCCAAATAGCTCATGACTCAGTTATGCAGTTTCATGGACAATTTACAGTATCTAAAGCTAAAGAAGCAGGATTAGAACATTATAGGTATACTGGCACATTAGTGAGGGATAGTAGACCTTTCTGTCAGACTATGCTAAATAAGGTATTAACCGAAAAAGAAATTCGGGATATTTGGAATAACCAAGCGTGGGCAGGCAAATCTACTGGAGACCCTTTTATAGTTAGAGGTGGATATAGATGCCGACATACTTGGATTCCCACCAACCCAGATTGGGATATATAGGAGACTAAAATGGAAGAAAATAAAGTTGAGCAATCTGCTGAAACGACAGAAGCAACTACAGAAGTTGAAGAAGTCAAAGCTGAAAAAAAATATACACAAGACCAAGTTGCAGAAATGGTTAAAAGTAGGTTAGCCCAAGAAAGAAGCCAAGTTTACAAAAAACTAGGTGTAGAGGATTTAGACATAGCTATTAATGCTGTCAAAACTCAAAAAGAATTAGAAGAAAAGCAAAAGATACAAAAGGGCGAGTTTGAAGAAATACTCAAGAATAAGACTCAAGAATGGCACAAAGAAAGGTCAAACTTAGAAAACCAGTTAAAAGATATTAAGATAAATAAATCATTATTATCTTCTGCATCTAAGAATAAAGCCATTAATCCAGACCAAGTTGTAAGCCTTTTACAGCCACAAATTAAGCTAAATGAAAGTGGAAATGTAGAAATACTTGATTCTAAGGGATTACCAAGGTACAATAGTAATGGGGAACTTTTGTCAACTGACGAGTTAGTACAGGAGTTTTTAACACATAACCCGCACTTTGTTAGTGCTACTCCAAGTGGCTCTGGCTCGGTGTCAAATGTGGATAGGACAGAACTCAATAAACCTTTAAATTTGAGTGATTTAGATATGACTAACCCTAATGATAGGAAGAAGTACTCTGAATATAGAAAGCAGAGAGATTCCCAATCAAGAAGGATAGTAATTAATAATTAAATGGCTATAATTATAAGGAGAAAAAAATGGCTAACGAAACAACCTCAACCACCATTTCGGAATTATATACCGAAATAGTCGCTGAAGCATTATTTGTGGCAAGCGAACAGTCAATTATGAGAAATCTAGTCCGCAACTATACTATTATAGGTGGTGGAAAATCAGTTGAAGTACCAATATATTCAACAGTATCCGCCTCAGCAGTAGCAGAAGCAACAGATTTATCAAACACAGCAGTCAACCCAAGTTCAGTAACAATTACTGCATCTGAGGTTGGTATTATGACAACACTAACAGACCTAGCTAGAAACTCAGCATCAAGAAATGTTGCAGGGGATATTGGTAGGTTATTTGGTGAAGCCATAGCTAGGAAAATGGA